GTTATATTTATCGTAATCACAAGAGTTACCAGAAAATGCGTTGCTTGATTCAACAGTCTGTTCAGCACCAAAGTCTACATCAGTATTGCCAGAATTATATTCACCTAAAACTGCACCACCACCTCCACCTTCAAGTGCATATTGTACATATACAAAGTTATTGTCCTCATCATAAGTCATGTTGACACCATATTGTGCATCAGTTGTAGCACTACCACTTTGTTCTACTGCGGTATAACCTGTAATTGTAGCAATGTCTTTTGTTAACTCTAACGATTCACTCATTACAGTTTTAACCGATGCCGCCGCAATACCATTAACAGTCTTTACGCTTGCCGCCGCAATACCCATTACTGTTTTTACATTATTCGCCATATTATGCGTGTGTTATATAGGTTAGTGATGGTTGTACGAATATTAAATCCTCTGCAATAGAGTGCCCAACGATTTGTACTACATCATCTGTACCTGATGGAGCAGTTGTTGTCATAGTGCCAACAGTTGTAGAAACAAAAACTGGGGCTCCTGCTGCACCAAAATCAGTAAAGCTGTCGTGCCTTATTAAACCTAAAAGCATTACTTCTATATCATTGTCAGCAGTAACATTTGATGTATTCATAGATACTCCAATACAAGGCATTGTTGCAATCGCATCGGCATCACATTCTTGCACTTCATTGTTGCCATCTACATATACTGGACTAAATGGTGTCACAGTTGCACCTGCTCTAAATGTAAATATAATACCCTGCCCATCATCATTATCTATACTATTGTCTACACCTATTTGGTCTGTAAATTTTATACTAGAGTTTTCTGGTAAATTAATATATTTGTGAGATGTAGTGGTAATGTCTTGTGCAAAAGTTACTCCACCACCATCTGCTATTGTTAAAGCGTTATCACCATCAGTAAAATCAACTGTAGCAGTTTGTACGCTATCTCCTGTTGTTATTGTTCCAGTAGTTGTAATAGTGTCTATATAAGCATCTTTAAAGTATTCAGATGAAGTACCCAAGTCAATGTCACTATCTGCTACTGGTGCCAACACTCCGTCTACCAAGTCAATTTGATTTGCATTACCTGCTCTAAATGTAATATTGTCATCAGTAGTAAAATCAATTAAATTGTGTGCATCTCTACCTACTTTAGTGCTTGAATTTAATATAGTAGTTATACCTGTTTGAGCACCTGCTAGTAATACAGCAGTGCCTTCAACAGTTATTGCACCTGAACTTGCTCTTGCTATTGTTGTATCTGAAGCATGACCTAGTTCAATAGTATCTGTTTGAGTCTTACCTGCAACAGTTACACCTGCTGCAGCATCTAATATTCTAAAGCCTTCTGCATCTCCGTTATCTGTAAATATAAGGTCTTTGCCATTAACTGCTAATTTAATAGTTACGTCACCAGAACCTGATTCAGTAAATCTAAGAACTTCTGTTCCACCATCAACAAATTTGAATACTCCAGTGTGTGCATCAAATGACATATCACCGTCAATATCAAATGAAAAATGTGCTGCTGCTGCATCGTCATCTGTACTTGTTACAGTTGTTGCTCCGTGAGTTGTTGTAACTATTGTTACTTTATCTCCAGTATCACTACTGTCTGTAATAGTAATTGTGCCTGCGTTTAAATTAATTTGGTCTACTGTTAAAGCAGTTAAAGTTCCAAGAGATGTGACGTTTGGTTGGGCTGCGACACCAAGTTGTCCTGATGATGATAATGCTGCTGTGCTACCTGTAGTAAGCCCTCCAGCAATGATTGTATCTCCAGAAGAATCAATACTGAATTTAGTTGCTCCACCTACTGCTGCACCAGTATCAATTTTAAATATATCACTATCGTTATCATCTACACCGATAGTCCATTCATCTGTGCCATTAATATCAAATGTAATTCTTGGGTCACCAGATGAACCTGCACCAATTTCAAGGTCTCCTGCTCCATCATAAGTAAGAGTAGACTCTGCATCTAGTTCTGTTGTTGTAGAACCAATAGTAGCAATTCTATTAGCAGTTGCGTTGTTTAATGCTGTTACTGCTGCAGTTGGTACTGATGCCCATTTAACACCACCTGTTTGACTACTATCTGCAGTAAGAACGTGGTCATTAGTTCCAACTGCCTTTACATCCATACTACCTGTACCAGTTCCTACAACCAGTCCACCTTTGGCTATTCCTGATATATCTGCCTCAATACCACCTACTTCGTGTTTAAGAGTGCCATCGTTAGCAGTCATTACTTGAACTGCAACAGGAGCACCTGAGCCGTCTGCTACAACCATTTTACCGTCTGTAGCACCAACAAGCCCTGTACCACCATAGGCTAACGCTATTGCAGTACCGTTCCAAACACCTGTGGCTATTGTTCCAAGTGTTGTAAGTGATGAGGATGTAACACCACTACCTAAAGTGTTGTTAGAAAGAACTGTAGTGCCGTTTACTTTAAATGTTTTACCACTGGCTATATCTACGTTTTCTGAAAAATCAAAATCTCCAGTAGCGTTTGTAAATGTAATTGTCTTATCAGAGGTACCTTTAATAGTAAGTCCACCACCGTTAGCATTTGAATCACTAGGGGAACCGACATTATTCAATGTCATGTTGGTATCTTCAACCTGATAAGTGGCTACGTTTGCTGTCACAGTGTCACCAGATACGGTTAAGTCACCACCTATTGTAATATCTTCTGACCATGCTAAACCTGTAGATGTACTTGAATTTGCAATAAGTATTCTGTTATTTGCACCAATTGCTAATTTATCCCAAGTGCTTCCTGTATAAACTAAAATATCACCTTTAGCCTCAGTTAAACCTGTTATATCAGTGTGACTCGCACTATCTAATGTGTGAGAACCCATTTTGCCAAGACTGGCAGCCTTAACTCCTAACATCTAATCCACCCCTGTATTTACATATAAATATGTTGAACTGCCATCCGGTGTAGAACCATAAGTTAATCTTATGATGTAATACGGGAATGGGTCGCTACAACACTCATATCCTCCAGTTGTTGCTGCAGTAGTAAATGAACCTATGCTTACTGTTCCTGCACTTCCTACTGCACCATCAGAAGATTGACTTCCGTATAATGTCGTAGTTAAAGTTTGGTCTGCTCCATTATAAACATGAACTGTCTGTACTGATTTTCCATTACCACTAAATATATAATCGTGGTTATCTGTATCGTCAGCAGTCAATGTCGCAGATAAATAAATCGGAATAGATGCTGAGTGTATATTTAAATCACTACTTACTTGTCCTAATGATGTCGCCATATTTATTCCTTAAAAATATAATTTACCAGTTGAAGATTCTTCTCTCTTCTTCCAATATTGTTTCATTTCTCTAATTATTTTACCAATTTCTTTTCTTTCATCCGTAGTTGGTTTACGTTTATGTTCCTTCTCTCTTTGTTCTAAAAGCCACTTTTCGTAAGCATTTCCTGCTAAGTCTTCTATCTCAGCTTTGGAATGGGTGTTATCACCTAATACTCTAAGTTCAAATAACTTTCCTGTTAGTGGGTCTTTAACTTTAAAATGATAAGCCTTTACACCTGTGTCTCCACCTAAGTCTACGACACGGGTTACAACTGAACCTTCTGGGGTCCATAGCCCATCTATATTTCCGTTATATTCCGTTACCATAATTTAACGTGATAAGGGTGCCCAAAGAAGGTAAAACACCCTTATCATTAAGTTAGAATGTTATTAATCTAAGTTTTGTAGGAATACAGTGTGGTATTCGTTGTCCACACCAGCCTTACCGTGCAATCTTCCTAATGCTGGAGTTGTATCTGCTCCAATTGCAAGGAATTGTCCTGCGTGGTTTGAACTAGCACCAACTAAAGTACCAACTGCTGGAGTTCCATCAATTGCTACAGCAGCAATACCTGCTGTTTGAATCCATCCATAGTAGTCTGCAGTGAAACTTCTTGTTGTAACTCCAACGAATCTTCCTGCAATTGCAGCAGGTGCAACTACGATGTCCTTGTAAGGACTCTTAATTAAACCTGCAGTTTCAGTTCCTGCTGTAATAGCAGTTCTAAAACCATCTTCTTCGTCAATGGTAATTACACCAGTGCCTGAAGAATCTACTGCTGGATGAGATTTAATTTTATAAAACTCTTTTGGGTTTGCTGATGTTGCTAAAATTGGTAAGTTAAAAAACAAGTACCCTTCAGCGTAAAGGTTTTTTGCTGCTGCTGTTCCACCAAGAGTTATGCTTATTGTAGTGTCACCGGCTGATGGTGAACTTGCTACTACCAAGTCTTCGTCATGGTTTCCTGCAGGTGCTTCTGAAGCTGTTATTAAACCTTCAGTTATTGCTGTACCTCCATTGTGTGCGTATTTGAATCTTCTTCCGTCTTTAAACGTCATAGTTGTACCTAGAGGATGTCTCTGGTCGGAAGTTTCTTCTTTTTCCCAGCCGTATTTACCGGCTATTGTATTTGGAAAAGACATTAAACTATCTCCTTATTATTTACGGGTTTCTTATACACCCCGTCACCAACCGATGTTTGTTTTTTTGAAGAAGAGGCAGGAACTCGGTCAATGTTTACATCCACTGCCTCTTCTTTTTTTATTGTAGTCTTAGTCTTTGCATTAAAGCAATGCCTGCATTCGCATTCATCTTTAGGTGGATACGCATACGCCCCTTTTCGAGCCATTGTTTTTAAGTAGTCAGGGTTTCCGGGTACGTTTTTAATAACTGTGCCTTTTCTAAAACCTATTTCACCTGATGCACTTAGTTTATCTACGTGCCAGTAAAGGTCAGTTTTAGCCTGCCAATTATCTACCATATCCCAAGAGTAACCTGCACTTACAAGTTCTTGTCTCATTGCTTGACGTTCTTTAGTATCCATTTAATCTCCTAATTATTGATTATGCGTTGCTTGCTGGTGTTGCTGCATCAAATGTCAAAGGTGCTCCTTTAGAGTCATCAATCTCAAACACACCATAGTCTGCTGTGATTACGATTTCAGTTGCTCTCATTGAGGCATCTCTTTGTCTTTCAGTTCTAGTGTCTACTGATTTAAGTACACCTAGGGCTGATTTGTCTGCAATTACACCAATTGCATCATCACCTGCACTTAGTGAAAGGTTACCATCTTCAAAGATTGGAACTCCGTTAAGAGGTCTTAGTCCACTGAAGAAGTTTCCTAATAAGTCTTTAGACCAGCCTTCTGGGACTGGGTATGTTGATGATGCTGTTACTGCTGTGTTAGCAAGGTCGAACACTGCGTGTGGGTGCTGTAAGATGTAAATTTGACTTCCAAATTTTGCACCTTTTGCTGCTGCAATTGCACCTGCTACGTTTGCAAGGCTCATAGATTTAGTGGTAGCACCAAATGTAGTACCACCGTTTAATCCTGAGTATAATGCGTGAACGTCAGTGTCCTTTTTTCTAGCCATTGCATCTCCAAGCTGTCTACCAACGATTGAAAACACGTTGTTAGCAGATTGTCTTACTAATTTATCAGTAAGGATTACTTTTGCTCCTACTTCTGAAGCAGTAAGGTCAACTGTAGTCATTCCAATTTCTTCTTCATCTACGATGTCGAATCCATCAGTTAAGTCTGATACAGTCATTTGTCCTACTTTAGGCACAGTTACCTGCTTTGCTCCTTTTGGCAAATTCATTTGCTCAATCAAAGCCATTGCAGGAGCATTGTGCTCTTCAGTGTACCTAGCAGCAGTAATTATTATGTTCTGGGCATTTTCTAAATTCCCAGTAGTTGCTGTCTGTGGCATTTAAAGTTATCTCCTATATGTCACCGGAAGCTACTCTTGCAGCATATTCTTTGACCTTCGGGTCATTGTCACCTGCCAAGTAGCGTTCCATTAAAGTTTTTTCATTTAATGGTGCCGACTGCGATGCCTGTCCTGACTGAAGTTCTTGTGAAGGTCCTGTATTTGGAACTTTACTTTGCTGTGCATCTAGTACACGTTGTTGCTGGACTGTTAAGTCAGCAATACTATCAGCCATTGATACCATTGCATCTGGGTCAGTAGTAGCCATCAAAACATCATAAGCTGATTTTTTTCCGACTTTCTGATTAGGGTTAATACCCTTTTCCAAAAGCAATTGTCTCGCAGTTGCTACCTTTGCAGTATTTTCTGCTGTACTCTGATATTGCTGCTGTTCAGTTTCTAATCTTTGTTTCTCCTGCTGCAATTGAAGCATTTGCCTCTCTTGGTTTGCAGCTTGGATAGACAGCGATTGTGCCTGCTCAGGAGCATATCCTTGCATTTCATACTGCTGTTGAACTTCTCGTCTTTTAGCTTCTATTGTAGTTTCAGACTGACTCATTGCTAACTGTTGTTGCAGTTGAGTCTGTTGATTCTGTAATTGGGCTATTTGTTTGTCATAGGATGATTGGGCTTTACGCCATTCATCTTCTGAGTAAGAACGAGAGTCTTCAACACTCGTTGTTGGCTCAACGTTTTGAGGTGGTTCTGCACCGACTGAGTTTGGTTCTGAAGTTCCTGTTTGCTCTGCTTGTTCTGTTCCATTATTTTGTATCAATCCTTGTTGCTGTAATTCTTCATTAACAGCAGGGTCGGTATTGTCTACAATTTCTGAAGTAGCTTCAGCAGGCTCAGAAATTTCTGAATCTGACTCAGGAGATGTTGAAATCTCAGGTTGTTTATCTGTTACCATTACAACTCCTAATATATTTAATTTGTATTATTGTATCTTTATTCATTATTCGTTTGCAACCCGACTTCATATTTCTGTTTTAGTCTTTCAGTATTTTTGTCGTATTGTGTTTGTATATCTTCTGTTATCATTCTCGAAAAACTTTCTCTAGCCATTCTGGATTTATTAAGCCTATTCCTTTCAGTTCGTGGTAATATCTTCAATAAACTATTAGGTACTGATTCTGCCATAAAATTAGTATTTCTGATAATAAATTCAGATTGTTCTTTTGAAAGTCCTCTTTCAAATGCTTGTTGATTTTTTTCATATAAATCTCGCATAAATACCCCGTTTACTTTTGAGTTATTTATAATATTATAATACTCTTCTAGGGCTTGCCTTTGCTCTGGTGTTCCACCGTGTCTTATCTGGTCTTTATAAAATGGGTCATCAAAATCAAAATCTCTATATGCTTCTTGTTTTCTTTCAGCAATTCTAAATTTTTCATCATAGTAAGCACTTACCTTTTCGCTTCTATTAAGTTTAGATTTTACAATTTCTTTTAATAGGGCATCGGCTTCTAGTTTTAATTCTAAACTTCTTGGTATTTTTCTTTGCACTATTTCATCACCATAATAAGCCATATCAGCAAAATCTTGTTCGTGTGGTTCTAATTCAACGTATGGTAAGTTATACATAGCCCTAGCAGCATCTTGTTTAGTTTTATAATTGTTTACAGTAGCACCAATAAAACCTGCTCCTGCTGTTGCTATTGTAGTTCCCCAATCTCCTTCAGAATTTTCATAAGCCTCCATTGCTTCTGCAATAGTCATTGGCATCATAGCCTCCACGACTGGATTTTTGCTATTAAATCTGGTCAGACTTCCCGGTTCGTATTTATCATAGTCCAAGTCGTCTCCAAAAAAGTCTGTTCCTGTAAGGTGGTCAAGTAATTCACCTGTAGCAGGGTGAAATTTTCCTCTGTTAAATCTTTTTGCTCTTGTATAAAATCTTTGAAGCCAATTTTTTCCTTCAACTCTATAATCTGTTCCTGTAGAGGTTTTTTCATAGTCAAGAATGTTGTCTATAATTAAATTCGCTACTTGCTCTTGACCACCCCATATTCCTATTTTAAAACCATTAGGAAATGATATTCTCCCTTTTCTTATGTCAACTTCAACACCCGGAATAAAAGATGCAGGCAATAAAATACCAAAGATTCCTGTAGTTACAAATTTCATATAATCAAAAGCCATTTTTCTTCTTAATGGGATTTTGACAAATGGGTTTGCAAGATTTAAAACCTTTAAAGGTAAAAATAATCTGGCTGTTAAAAATTTAGGCGACCAATAAATTACACCTAGAACTTTTTGAAGTGCGTTTTGTATGATGTTATATTCACGATTATTTAATGTTTTTTTTCCTGTAAACCTTACAAAAAAGTCTAAAAGTTTAGGACCTTCGCCTGTTGCAATATTCACCCAATCACTCGCAGCCTCTAAAACTTCAGGACTATGCCTACCTAAATCATTTAAATTTTCATTTTGTAGTAAATTTTTTGCTGCTCTTACTCTTACCTCATTTAATACCTGTGTATGTGCTCTTCCAAAGTTCCTAATTATAGGAATTTTGTCTATCCAAGGAGTTGAGAATAAATCTGCTCTTTCTTTATCCATAGAAGGAACTTCTAAGTCATCTATTGTGTTATACCTTAAAACATAATCTGGTACTTCGCTGTCTAAATAAACCTTGCCTTCAGCATCTAGCATTACTTTTTCTCTAGTAACTTCATTTCTCGAATATCTTTGACCAGTTCGTTCATCAATATATTCAATTTTATTGCTTCCCGGCACAGGAAATTCTTTTAAACCACCTTGCCTAACATCAAATCCATTAGGGGCTTCAATTGGTTTCCACCTTACTTCTCCTCTTAAATTACCTGTAAGTTGTTGCACAAGTGGGTCTGACATTAGTTCATTAGTTCTTACTTGTAAGTTTTCAAAACTTCTAAATGCTTTCCATGTTTCAGGCAGAGATTTCAAAGTGGTGATTGGTCTGGCGAATAAGAAAACTATTTGTTGCCTGCCAACTGCAGATAAGTCAATTGTTGCTTTTAAGCCTCTCATTAAACCCCATACTCCTTCCAGTATTTTGGCACTTGCTTTAGCACCTAAAAGACCACCTCTTTTTGCGTAATCTGCTATTGCACTATCAGGTCCAAAATACCTAACTATAGCGTTAGTTTCATCGGGGGTTAATTTGTCTATTGTTTTTTTGCCCAGACCTTTTATTGGGGTTATTGTTTTTTCGTATCTATTTAAAATTTTACTTAATCCGTTAAAAAATTTAATTCTTTCAAATGGATTTGGAATAAACATTCTTGCATTAGAAAAAAATTCGGATACTTCTTCTTTATTAAATGGGACAACCTTTGCTTCTGTTTGTCCGGGTTCCCATGGTTTCATGGCTTCTGCAATTCTTTTATTTGTTCTGGCTAAGAATCTATTTTTTATAAAATTCTTTTCATTCTCAGTAACAACCCTTGCCTCACCTCTTTTTGCACGGGCATTTGCTCTTTCTAAGAATGGTCTTAGAAATTCTTTTTCAGCATCTGTAGCGAACTCAATTCTGTATTTAAATTCAGCATCATCAATTAAATTCTTAGGGAGGTTTTCAAATATATCTTCGGGTAAGTCAGTACCAGAACCACCCATAACTAAATTAGTTTGACGTTCACCAAATGGACCTATTCTAACTGGTTCGTCAATTTGTTCAGGTGTAAGGGCTCTTCCTTGTCTAAGTTGCTCAAAGTCAATTGAGCCATCAGGTGCTACTGCCCCTTTGATGCCTTGCTTTTGAAGAAGTTGGTCAATCCTGTCAGCATTTTGACTTTTGTACTCGGAGTAGGACTGATTAAAGGGACTACTTTCTTTGGAGATAAGCCTCGTTCTAATCGCAGTTGGTCTCGCCTCTGTTGCATTATTTCCACGAGTTCCCCGAAGGTAATCGTTGATGAGTTGTTCAATGTCGGTGATTTTGAGGGCTTCTTCTGCATAGTTAGGATTATACGCCTTTACAGTAAATACCTCAATACTTTTAAAGTCTGCACCAACACTAAAACCTCCTTGAGGAGATATTTCATCAAATATTTTACCGATTGCTTCTAAGTCATCGTCTGTAATTCTATTTCGGAATTGATATACAGTCGAAAAATCACGAGTAACACCCGGCTCAATAACTTCACCAATTGGTATTGTTTCTAATGGATTTCTTTGTGTTCCTCCGGGAGCCCTTACAGGTGCTAAATCAGCTTGAGTTATTCTATCTGTAAGGATTATTCCTTCTTGGTTAAAATCTTTATCTGCAATATCTACTATTCTTGCAACTGATAAGTCTGAGTTTTTTGGATTAATTATTTCAAAATCTAAACTTGGCTCTAAGTCTCCCCAATACCTACCTACACTTGGTGCCAGTTTAATTTCTGAAAAACCTTCATCAAAATTTATAAGATTTTTATTTTGATTTGCTATATATTCAGCACCTCTTGCGTTCAATGCTGCTAAGTCAGAAAATGCTCTATCTTGTTGAGTAACTCCTAATTCTTTTATTCTGTTTTGTTCTTTAATAACATCTTCTGGGAAAAACCTTGTTGCAGGTTGGTCTATTTCTCCTGTGACAGATGGTGAAATGCTTATCCTGCTTCTTTCAGTTGTTGGTGCTGCTCCATATCTAGGAAATATACTTTCTTGTATAAATGGTTGGTCAACGTCTTGCTTTGTTAAAATATTCGGAACTTCAACTGGGGGTGTCGGAAAAACTCTTGGGCTTAGATTTCGTCTATAGCCAGACAATCCAAGACCTCCTGCAGTACCAACAATACCAGCACCTAAAGCAGATACTGTGTTTTCCCATGGATAAGCAATATCTTCTAGTTGTCTTTGTTGTGTTCCTGATAGTGCTGCCATTGTTGGTGCTTGAATTGCAGTCTCTGCTGCTAATCTTTTTGAAAATGGTCCACTTACAAAAGGTTCTAAAAATCCTCTTGCAACTTTGCTTACAATACCTTTGCCAAGACCTTTAACCACAGCAGGACCAATTCCTGCAGTTCCACCAGTTAATACTACGTCTGGTAAATTAAGAAGACTTGTTCCAGTTCCAAAAACAACTTCTGCTGGTGTTTGTCCACCAACAAAAGGAATTGCCTCTGGTATTTCAGGACCAAACTTAGCACCAAAATCTCTAGCATCCTGAACATCTATTGGACCTTGAAATAAACCACTTGCATCAGTACCTGCTCTTCCTCTTGATAAAAAAGTAAGGAGTCCTTCTCCAATATCAGCAAATCTTTCGCCTGTAACTTGTGGGTCAATGTAACCACCCGGACCAATAAATTCTTTTGAACCATCATCTAAAGGTTGATTTTGTCGGGTAATTCCTCCTGTAAAAGAACCATAAGCATCTCCAGCAAAATTTAAAAACTGTGCGAATAATCCGGGTTCTTTTACTTTTACATTTGGAAGACCTGTAATATTTTTTGCAACATCATCTAGTTGTTCTTTTCTGTTGCCTTGACTTAACCAACTACCTAAGTCTTCTTGGGATTGTTCTTGAAATGATTGGAATTTTCCTGAAATCGGATTTACCATAATTATATCCCATAGAAGAATCTACCTTGTGATGTAATACCTCTGTCTCCCATCCCAGTTAATCTAGTAGGTTGGTCTCTAAACATATTTTGGAAGTCTAAGCCACCTACATATTCTTGAAATGTCGGTGGTTTTTGTCCTGCTCTTCCAGATTTTGCGTATGTTCCTAAATAGTCTGTAAACACAGGTTGATAAAGATTTCTGAAAAATTGTTGCTGACCAAAGCCTTGGGCTTGGGGTAAAAAAGATTGGAGTAATGCTTGTCTACCTAAATCAGTATCTTCTAAAGTTGATGCAAATATATTACCTGCAAAGTTCGGACCCATTACCATATTAAGCCTCCTTTACTGCAATCCAAATCTTTGTTGCAAGAAAGGCAAGAAAGATTGATTTTGACCAAAACCGGGGCTTTCTTCAAACTGTTGTAAAATATTCTCAGTTCTTGGTAAAAATCTGTTAGCAAATATTGCTCCAAATCTATTTCTTGCTGCTGCCCTTGCTAAATCTGCTGCTTCTCTTGCAAATGGGTTCTGGGTTACACCAGTACCTTGACCTAATTGAGGGCTTTGCAGTTCGGATAAAAATTCATTTTGGGCTCGGTCTGCTGGTGCAGCACTAATTAAATTTTGAAATGTTTGTGCTGCTTGTTGAAAAGGATTACCTGTAAGTTCAAGTGGAGCAGGTGCTAAATCCATTGCTGTTTGTATGTTTCTTGTTGTAACTAAAGGGTTAGCCAATAAATTTGCTGCTGAACGACCAAACCCTGTGCCGATGTCTATATTTGGAAGTGCTCTTCCAACTGCTTGCCTACCTTGGGTAAACGCTTGTGTAAAATCTGGTAAAAATTCCTCTATGAAATTCTTTCGTAATCCGAGAGAGTCATCATTCATAAGGTTATCATCAATTCTGGCTTTTCCAATGTTTTGACCTTGTGTATTAAAAACAGTTGAATCATCTGGTAAATTATCTTGTACGGTACCTACTGTTACAATTGCTGCACCAGAGTCTTGAACATCATTAGTTCCGAACTGCCTACCTCTTTGTCGTGCCTCTTCTTCGCTAGTTGCTTGAACCCAAAATGTTTGAGTGTTTCCGTTTGGCAACTTAACTGTTATTTGATAATATCTCATTCTTCTTCTAATCCTATACTTCTAAGTAATTGAGTTCTATCACTTTGGGCTCCGGGTCTGGGTGCTGCCGTGTTCATGCCTTGGTTGGGAGATGGAGTATTCGGTATGCCCCCCATGGCTGCGTTTGGCATTACTTCTGGTCTTACTCCATTTGATGTAGGGGCTCCCTGTTGGGGTGCCATTGGTTGCTGCATCTGTCCATATTGTTGCATAAACGCCATACGTTGTGCAAGTTCCTGCATCTGTTTTTGTTCTTCAGCAATTTTTATTTCTTGTAAGTAATGTTGAGCCATCTGTTCATCTCCAGATTTTAATGCAGCAGTATACATTTGAACTAACTGCATAATTGGAGTAGATGTTCTTGCTATCTGTTCAAAGATTCTTTGTCTTTCTAAATCAGCATCTTGCATCTTAAGTATTCTGTCTCTAGCAAAATCCATAGACACTAATGACTCACCAGTTGGTGTCGGTTGAGTTGCCATCTGAGCAATTGAATATCTTTGCATATCATCTTCTGGTAATGCAGGTTGCATTGTGAAACTTAATTCTCCAGACTTCATAATGTCATCTGGGGTAATTGGTCCATCAAAAGGCATTCGTGCATAAGTTTTCCCAGAAACGTTTAATGGTTTATATGCTTTAGTTTTATACATCAATAATAAATGTTCAAACGACATTTCTAATAAATTTTGAACTGCAGTTAATCTTGGAATTACTTTTTGTTCTATGTTGGTTCCAAGCTGTCTCATTGCGTACCCTGATATAGGAGCCTGCAAAATACCAAATGCCTGTGGTGGTAATCCACCATCAGTTTCATCATCATTTATTGCCCCAAGTAATACATCAGCATCTCTTGGTGATTCTGTTAATGGTAAAGGTTGTACGTCTTCTTGGTTTTGAGTTGACACATTTATTTGTGACCCCTTCTTTGACGGGTTATCTTCTAAACCTTTAGTCCCATCGAGTGAAGAAACTTTATACGCTTGGTCAACTGCCCTTGCTGCAAGTGCCATTCTGTAAGAAAACACTCTATTCTTCATCTTAATTATTGTTCTGTTAGGGGCAAATATAGATTCACTAAAGTCTTTTATCGGGTCTTCTACATCACTAATTGTATCTATATTTCTAAGTCCTGTTTCGCTTGATGCCAATACAGGAACACTACCTATTGCAACTGTGCAAATAGGAAACATATTAGCAAACGTATCTGCAGGTTTCTTGGCATACTTTCCGTCAATAATAACGGAGTTCATATATTTTATTTCCCCACCAGAAACAGTTTTTTCATAATAATCATATACATACTCTAGGTTGTCTTCGTCATCTAATAATGAATCATCAAAGTCAAAGTTCTTATATTCACTTCTAATCTGTGCTCTGGTCTTGCTCATTCTATAAGCAGCCCAAATTGGCTCTTCTTCACCGTACTGAACAACCAAATGCCTTGGGTCCATAGGTAAAATTTCTGCAAAAGTATCACCGTTAGGTTTTTTTCTAAGCAGTGACCTCGCTGCAATTCTTCCACCTCTTACAACCGAGTACCATGCAAGTTGAGGAATAAGTAAAGGGTCACCTTTTCTTTGAAGCCTCTTATTAATTTGCCTCATCATTCCGATAACAAGTCTTTCTAGGTTATCGTTTGCTGCTCTC